TGGGGAAGTCGCCGACGCGCAGGTAACGGTGCGGCTTGAAGTCGCGGAAGTCGCGCCGCAGCATGATCTGCCGGTAGGTCGGGGTCGCCAGCGCGTAGGTCGCGAGCAACATCTTGTTCGCGGCAGACGAGAGCAGCAGCGGGAAATCCGAGGTGGTGTGGAAAGCACGCTCGGCGAGGCGGGCGGGTTCGCGCGGGATCTGGCGCTCGCCGCTGCGGGCGAGCAGCTCGCGGATCATGTCGGACGGGCGCCAGCCCAGGAACTCGACATGACGCCCATTGCCCTTCGGCTGGTAGCCAGGCATGGCGCGGACGGCGATCGCCTCGGCCATGGCCTCGCGGATGACGGCAGGGTCGTCGTTGCCGGGGCCGGTCTCCGGACGGGCAGGGATGGAGGGGCGCGTCCCCTCGCTGACCAGGAGATCGAACAGGGCGCGACGGACCTGATCGCCGCTCCAACCGCGCTCCACCGCCTCACTGCGGACGGGGGCGATGCGGTCGGCCGGCAGCAGAGTGCGCGCGGCCTCGACGGCGGTGTCGATGGCCGCGATGCGCTCGCGTTCGACGCGCTGCGCCTCGGCGCGGATGGCGTCGATGTCGGGTGCGGCCCGGGCGGATTCGACCGGCGGGATGGTGGAAGAGGTGGCGTTCACGATGGTCTCCTGGTGCGAGGGGATGGACGGCGCGGCGGAGAGCGGCGCCGCGGGCGGGGCTGCCGGGGTCTCCGGCGTCGTCTCGGGCATGCTGAGTTCCTCTGACAGGGCTGGTTCGACAGCGACGGCAGGCGCGCCCTGAGGCGCCTCGCCTCGCACGGTGGCATCGCGATCCACCGGCAGCGGCACGATGGAGATCTCGAAGGGCTCCCAATCCACCGCGCGGTGGATGGTCTCGCCGCTCGCGGCATCGAATCGCGGTTCGTAGCGGAGCACGCGATAGCCGACGCTGACGGCACGGAGCGTGCCGTCGGCAATGCGCTGCCAGACGGGCTCGACGTCGGCGGCCGAGGAGAATTGTAGCGTGGCGTAGCCGCGACCACGCTCGATGCGGGCGGCGGTGACGCGGCCGAGCACGTCGCGGGCGTCCATGCTGCGATGGGTGTTCAGCACCGGGGCGTTGCCCGAGCGCAGCGCGTCCATCCGCACCGCGTTCGGCGACATCTCAAGCTCCTCGGTGATCAGGCCGAGGGTGGGGACGAAGTTGCGGGCGCGGGCGCCGGTGCTCCACACCACCTCGACGGTGCGCGCCGAGCGATCGACGCTGGCGGGGGCGGTGATGGCGCGATGCGCGATCACCGGGGCGGCGCTCTCCTGCGTCGCCGCGCCGACAGGCAAGGCATCGGACATGAGGTTCTCCGGCAAAAGCGTGCTGCGAGGCTAGGGGGGCGATAAGATGGCGTCGTGAGGCGCCAACGTCGTCGCAATCAGCGTCGCGCGCTCCATCGTGCGCAGCACTGCGGTGGCGAGCGCCATGGTCGCGCCGGTGAGCTCCTCTCGGCCGAGATCCCGCAGCGACAGCGCGCCCTGATCGGCCGTCAGTCCTTGAAGGCTGGCTATGTCCTCAGCTTGGCGCCGATAGATGCGACCGAAGCCGAGCGTCTCCGCCTCGTCATGTCCCTGGCCGAGGTCCGTGATACGGAAGCGATCGACGCCTTCCTGCTCGACCACCACGACCACCGAGGCGCCGGAGGGCAGGAGTATGGGCGTGCGAATGTATGCGCGGCAGCCGAACACCTCGGCATTGGCCAGGCCACGGCTGATCTCCGACGCGATCTCATCGAGGTTGTGCGCTGCAACCGCACACTGCATCATCAAGCCGGTTCCTCTTCGGCAGCACGCGGCGGGGCGGCAGCACCCGTCGCTGCGATCTCGATCGCCGCCATCTGTGCGGCATCCTGTGCGGCGCCGGACTTTGCAACGCGACGCGGATCGGTGTCGAGCGAAAGCCCGGCATCGTCAAGCAGCGCGTTGGCCTCTCGGATCATCTCCACCGCGGCGCGGAAGTCGTAGCCGAAAGCGCCTGCCGCCTCGGGCTGCGGCACGAAGCCGGCGCGGACCTGGGCAATGAGCGCGGTGGTGTCCTTCAGCGGGTCGATCATCTCGTGCGCAGGCGGGACGTGGCTGACGCCGTCCGGCATCTCGGCGCCCCACAGGCCAAGCAGCGCGCCCTGGGCGTGGAAGCGCTCGGCGATGGGGCGCACCAGCATCGGGATGAGCATCCCGTACTGCACCTGCTCGCAGAGCCGGCGGAACTCGATCTTGCCGGCGCGGAGCGAGGAGTAGTTTGCCTGCGTCAGGTCGCCCGAGACCTGGTCGTAGGTCAGCCCGGCGCCGACGGCGGCGGCCTCCAGCGCGCGGCGCGCGAAGGCGGCGTGGCTGCCTCCGCCCGAGGGGTTCACCACCTCCACGCTGCCCATGCCGCGGCGGTAGAGGATCATGCCCGGCTCGAAGCTCTCGACCGTGCGACCCTGCGCATCTTTCAGCAGGCCGGACGCCGCGCCAGTCAACGCGTCCTCGCCTTCCTCGGTGACGACCGCGGCCAGGCACGCCTCGATCTTGGCCTTCATCAGCAGGGCGCCCTCGTAGTCGCCGAGGTCGCGCAGGCGCAGCAGGATGGGCGCCAGCCAGGAGACGTCGCGCAACTGGCCAGGCCGGCGCTTGCGGTAGATGTGGAGCACTTCGCTGGCCGGGATGCGTTGGCTGCCCTGCCAAGTTGCGCCGGGCACGATCCACGCTGCGCCCGGATGCACGCGATGCAGCCAGTAGCCAATCGGCTCGCCCGCCTCACCGAGAGCGATGCCCTGGATCGTAGCAGCGCCTTCCACCATGCCGTTCCGCGTCGTGTCGAGGTGGTCGCTCTCAAGCACCTGCAACCGCAGCCCGATTGGATTGGCGGCGGAGGGCGGCACGATCAGGAACCGGACGAAGCACTCGCCGCTTTCGACGACGGCGCGCATGACCAGCGCCTGCAAGCCGTAGAGGTCGAGCCGCCCTTCAGCGTCGCAGGCGGCGCTCTCAGCCCATCGCTTCCAGGCGCGGCCGTGGGGATTGTCCGGCCAGCGGGTGGTGATGCCGGCGCCGACCGCGTTGCCGGTCCAGAGATCGACGATGCGGCTAGCATAGGGATCGTTGCGGACGGCGTCGCGGGCGCGGCGGGCGACCGTGGCTGCGGCCTGGCCGACCTCGGCATTGGCGCTGCCGCCAGACGGCGACCATGCGGAGGCGCGGTGGTCCTGCGCCGCGGCATAGCCCCGCAGGGCGTTCCAGGCGGCACGAAGACGCCCCATCACTTGCTTCCTCCGCGCGAGAAGCTCACCAGCGTCATGGACGGGCGCCGCGCAGTGGTCACTTCCGCTCCGTGCAGTGCGGTGAGCGCCCTGCCAAGATCGTCCAGGCTGCGATACTCCACGGTGCGGCCCTCGAAGGTCACGCGGGTGGTGCCGCCCGTGTAAGCCGAGGCCAGAGCAGCGGCGCGGCTGGTGGTGGGCTGCGCCAGCGCCCAGGCCAGGACGGTCGGGTCCATGCACGTCCTCCTGTCAGCGCAGCCAGCCGCTGCGCGGTGCAAGCCAGGCGCGCGGGCGATGGGTGTCGGGGGTGGTCGGCGGTGGGGAAGCGACATTCCCGGTAATGGGAACGTCGGCTGCCGGCAGGGACAGCGCGTCTGCCATCCGCGCCCAGCGGCCTTCGCCCCAGCCATCCATCCCGAGCGCAGCGGCGGCCGCGCGAGCATAGACCCGGCAGTCCAGCGCCTCGTTCCTCTCGCGGGTCTTCACCCATTCCAGCCGACGGAAGCCGTTGCGGCCGGCGCGGGCGACCAACTGCTCGGCGGTCAGCTGCCGGCAGAACTCCTCGCCTGCGGCATGGACCGGCAGATGGACATAGCCGGCCGGGAACGGATCACCGCTCTCCTCGGTCGGACGATCGAGCTTCAACCAGCCGTAAGTCTCGCCTTTCAGGAAGGACGATCCCACCGGCCACACCTTGAGCCCGCCGAGATTGCGCCCGTTGCGCCTGACCTCGGTCGCCGCCGGCTGGCCGATGGCGGCGCGCAGCCCGTCCTGGCCCTTCACGGCGATCGCGCGGCCCGCGCCGGCGCGGCGGACGAAGGCGTAGACCTCTGCGGTGGTCATGCCGTCGCCGCTGTCGATCGCCGTCATGGCGACCGGCAGGCGATGTCCGCTGGCGTGCCGCCAGGTCTCGCCCAGCAGCAGCCGCAGCTCCTCCCAGACCGCCGCCTCAAACGGGTTCCCGGCGAGCACGCGGTGCTCGACCAACCAGGACTGCCGATCCTGTCCCCAGGCCCAGAGGCTCACCTCGAGGCGGTCGCGCTGCACGTCCACGCCGGCGGTCAGCAGCAGTCCGCCCATCGGCACGGTGCCGGGCTCCCAATGCTCCCGACGGTCGTAGAGGCGCTGCCAATCGGGCGCCTCGCCGGCTTCCTGCCAGGTCTCGCCGAGCACCGTGTTCTTGAACGTCTTGATCGCCCGATCATCCCCCTGCGCGGCGATCCAAAGCCGCGCGATCTCGGACCAGGGCATCCAGCCGGGCGGGGAATAGAGCGCCGAGATGTGAAAGCCGACCGCGTGCGGGTCCGTGGCCGTCGCGGTTGCCCGCCATTCGCCCGCGGCCAGCATCGCCGCCTTGTGCTGCTCGCCGATCGCGTTGTCGCAATCCTCGCAGAGATAGCGCGCCGTCTCGGGCTGGCCTTCGTCCCAGACCAGCCGCTCGAAGCGGAGGTGTTGGCGGTGGCCGCAATGCGGACAGGGCACGAAGTAGCGCCGCTGGTCGGTGGCCAGATACTCGCGCTCGATCCGCGACAGGCCGGCGATAGTCGGCGTGCTGACCAGCAGAATTTTCCGACGCCAGCCGAAGGTGCGGGCGCGCGCCTCGGCGAGCGCGATCGGGTCACCCTCTCCCT